TAGTGTTTTAAGAAAATTGCGTTGATGTGTAGTGTTAATGCCAGCACCGTTAGGATCGGTCATTAATTCAAATGTTCTTGCTGTTTTCAATGCCCATTCATCTGGTACTGCTAGTTGTCCGCCTACTGCTCCTGCAACAACCAGTTTCAATCCGTTTACAGTTAGGGCTCTGTCAAACACTGTACCATTGTTCTCGGCAATTAATGCACCGTTGTTGTATTCTGAGTCTAACGGACTTCCTTCTCCATTAATATTAAGTCCGTCATTGTCTAAGAATATAGTTGTTTGAACACCATCACCTGTAATACTTTGACATATTGCATTTGGATTAGTAACAGGATTACCTGTACCAAAGTTTGGATCATCAATTCTTACATCATTTAAGTATATGTTATACTGTACGCCATTTTCAAGTGGTTTAGTTAATTGTATACTAATTGTGCTGCCATCTAGTAAAAATACTTCATCTTCATAAGTTGTGTCATAGGTATCGTATTCACTGGTAAACCAAGGGCCAGTATCCCAACCGTTTGGACCTCCAAAATCAAAACTCTTTACTTCTACACCGCCGTAATCTACTCCGTCCATAAGCTGCCCAAGATCCTTTGCAAACTGTCCAGTTTCTGGATTATAAGCAAGGTTGATTCTATCTGCGGCTGTTAATAGGTTAATGTCTTTTTTATAGTTTACAACTATACTAATTCCGTTTGTAGCAGGTTCTGTTAACTCAATTCTTCCTTTGTATCTTGTATAACCCTTAGTTGTATCTTTTTGGTTGCTAAATTTGTATTCACTTCTAAGTAATAGAATGTTATTGACAAGAACTTCAACATTTATATTTTTAAGATCCATAGGCCATTTCAAATCAAATATATATTTTGAACCTGTTCCTATAAATGTTTCAGTTTCATTTAAAGTTGTAATAAAGTCTACACCAGATACTCTATCATATTTGATTTTGTTTGTAATACTTCTTGGTAAACTTTCACCAATAATAACACTTGCTTTTGCTGCTCTGCCACCTTCATTTATAGATCCAACTATTTCAAGAGTTGGTGCTGACAAATATCCAGCTCCTTGGCTGGTAACTTCTATTTTACTGATTCGTCCATTGGCTCCTAGTTTTGCTAGAGCACTGGCGCCGGTGCCGCCTCCTCCAGATAATCTTATGGTCGGTGCTACCTGATAACCTTGACCTCCGTCAGCAATTTCAATACTAGTTACTTTAAATCCAACATTATCTGTCCAATTTTTATAAGGATATGAGTTTAACTTGTCGTTTATACCTATAAGGTTGTTATCTATCAGTTTTACATTTTGTGGTTCAATCTGATTAGTATCGTTGTTAAAGCTAGGTTGTAGATCAAAATCAGTAATTCTACTGTTTGTATCTTCAGTTTTTTCATAAGCACTAACATATTCACGAAGTTTTGTTTTAAAAGGTTTTACTTCTTCAAGATACTTTTCATAACTAGGAAGACTGTCGTTATTAAACGTAATGTCTTCTCTTAGTTCTCCAACATTATGTCTGGCTTTTACAAAACTGGTTTTGAATGCCCAATCAACGTAATTTTGCTCAGAAAATACATAGCGTAAACTTGCAAAAAATAATCTATTGTATTCTATGCTCAACTCTTCTGTGTATAAATCTTCTTTAATACTTGTGAGTATATTTCTAATTTCTGTGCTAGGTACACTGTCATAGAACTGGCTATCAAAACTGACAATATCAAAACCAACAGCACTTGCTCTAGTGTCGTATAGTGTTGATTTAAATTTAATAGTTCCGTTCTGTCTACCTATAGTTTCATAATTTACTGTATAATCAACATCATCTTGAACGTCAATTTTTCTTAGTAATAACCAACCACCTGTACCAATGTTGTTTATTTTTATTATATCACCTAGTGAATCGTCTAGCCCTTGTAGTTCATATGCATTGTCAATTATAAAATTAGTTTCTGTAAATTGATTAAAGCCGTTAGCATACCAATCTATATAATCCCAATACAGACTAGTATCAAATGCTTGGCTGGCTATTCTTTGCCATATTCTTCTTTCACTGTCTCTTTCGTATAATGCCCATTTTCCTTGAATTGTTTCATCATTTTCTACAAGCACTGTGTATTTTCTAATTGTTATTGTATCAGTATCACTGTAGTTAGAACCACCTTTTAATATATTGACATTTGTTATAACTCCAAGATTATTAATTGTAAATTCTAATTCGGCTCCTGATCCTGTACCAGTAATTTTATAAGTAGGTGCTTGCAAATATCCTCTACCTGGATTAAGAACATTAACTTTTGTAATAACGCCGTCTGTAATTTGAAGTGTCATTGTTGCTTGCTGAGCTTTTGCTACACCAATGAATTCTAAATCTGCTACCGTGTTGGCAGTTGTATCATAACGGCGTGATGCCAAAGATGGTTCAGGATCTCTTGTTAAAAGTCTTGTAAAATCTTTATTGTCAACAATTAAGTTTGTTTTAAGTACGCCATTAACTCTTTCAATAAGTTGTTTTAATGCCTCTGACTTGTTTTCAAACCAACTCTGTCTTGGGCTATTCAATATACCATATTTTACTTTCGGAGAAAGATTAGGTGCAGGTACTTGTCTGCCTTGTTCATCATAACCAATTAAACTATCAAACCATTTACGTTCAATATCTCTGTTTGGTCTACTTGTTTCTAATCCTTCGGTTATGATTTGATATTGGTTATGTATATTGATGTTTTGATTATCAATAGTCCAATACTGTATACCAATTGCAACATCTTTTCCTTCTAATAAGTTATCACAATTATAAACAGCAAAACTATTGTCTGAGATTAAAGTCGCATATCTATAACCTTGTCCTTTAGGATCTTCTATTAATTCTGCTACGGCCTGAGAAGACAAAGTTCTAAATTCTTTGTCAGGCAATGTTCTTTTATTTTGAACCCAGAAATAATATTTTGTTTGTAATGACTGTGAAATGTCATCATATACTTGTCTAGTTGAATAAATGGCATCACCGTAAACACTTGTTCCATCTATACCCGCAGCATTACTTTCATCTTGGTCAACACTAGCGTCCCAAACACTTGGTAAAACTGTTGATTCTACCCATTCATAAATATCTATACTGCTTCCTTGTGCTAATGTATTCCAGTTATTGGCACTGTAAATAACATTTGACTGATATGGATTTAAAAACTTAGCATTTGTTAGGTTCCACCATAACTGTCCTACTTGATCTGGTCCCCAACTGTTAACAGGATTTACAACTACAGAATCTGAGTTTCCTACACTGTAAACAGCAGGATCATAGTAGGTTTTATATCTTAAATTTTCTTCTGCCGCACCTGCAACTTTACCTTGTATAGGATCAATATAATCTAGATAGGTTAATAGGTTATTTGTTTTTGTATTATATAAAATAACTCGTTTAATTTTTTGTACATTAACAGGATCTTTTGGTAAACTCAAATATTCATAAACATTTTTATTGTCAGGTAATCTAAAATCAACAACAGTTCCTACATAAAGGGTGTTGCTGGATACTTTAGGCAAACCTACATATGCATGGTTATTTTTCAAATGTATATTTCTACCAAAACTATACAAAGGATTATCTTCGCCTTGCGGTTGATATTTTAGACTTTGTGCATAAATTAATTTTCCGTTAATATTTTCGTAAATATATGCACTTCCTTGATCTTCAAATTCTTGAGAAAAATTAGTAAATCCTTGATCAAATGTTGTAGCACTATCATTTAATTTACTGGTTTTATCTAGAACACGGCCTTCAAGTATGTCGCTGTGTACATCAAAAGTTACAAACTCTTTGTTGTCGCCATTTTTTGCATTTACTAGTAATCTGTTACCATCAAAGTCTATAGTATTACCAAAAAATTCAAATGTATTATTTAATGGACTGTTTAGTGTTTGTGAATATTCAAATGCTCCGTTGACCTGTCTATAGATATAAATCTTTCCTTGATTATTTTTCGTTGTATCGTCTAATGGTGCTGATACTGCAAGCAGTTTGCCGTCATTGCTTATTGCTATTTGATCTCCGTATGCTTCTGTAACTGAAGGAGAAGATATTTGTTGCGACCAAACGTACTGTCCTTGTACATTTCTATATACTACTGCTAGATTAGGTTTGTCACTGTATTTTGCTGCAACAACTAATACTTCTCCATTTTTAGATATGTCATACTGACTTCCAAACTCAACAAGATTACTTTGATCTAGTACAGTGCTATCACCTGCTTGTAATTGAGTTGGATCATATGGGTTTTCTACAGTATAAGAACTATCTGTTACTACAGTTAAACCAGTATCATTAGGCACATAGCCAACATAATCAATTAAATCGTCTGTGCTATCCCATTCTAAATTATTAAAAGGTCCTGGATTGATATTTGTTGCAGCATTATAAAGTCTATTACCTAAATAAACTATATCTCCAACAAAATATCTTTGTGTATCGTCAAACTCACCTTTGAAATTTTTGTTTTTAGCATATTCCCAATTATAGGTTATGTTGTTTTCTGTACCATTTTTAATAAAGTATATTTTGCCAGGATCTGATAGATTCTGTTGACCGGGTGCATTTATAAATCCTCTATAGAGATTGTTTGCATTTTTTGTAACAGCAACTTTTGTTCCAAAATATTGATTATCACTTCTATCTGGACTTATATAACTGTTGATTAGCTCAAACCTTCCACCGGTATTTTTTTGATAAACGTAGTAAATACCTTCATTATTAAAGCTAGAACTTGACCCGCTTGTAGATGTAGGAATAATATAAACTTCGGTCCAGTCTAGGTTATTAGCGTTTGGTGTATTGGCGTCTCTGGCTATACCTAAAACTGTGCCTTCTTTGTACAACCAATATTCAAAATTGTTGTTTGATTCAAAATATGAAAATGTACTAGTAGCAGGATTTATTACAAGTGTTCCGCCTAATTGGCTTGCAGTTCTAAAATCGCCTGAAACTAAAGGTATGTTGCTTGTTGTTTCAAATACAAACATTTTACCTATTCCTGCTGACGGTAATCCTAAACTAACACGCTGTATCTGTCCTATTACACGAGGAACAGTATAAATGCCCGGTCTGCCATAAACATCAGGATTTGGTCCGCTAGGGAAAGGTAAGAATTCAATCTCTGCGTTATCAGCAAATTGGTTACCATTGCTCCAGTTTCCTGTAACATTTTTAACCCATATTGTAACATCATTTAAACTTCTTTGATAGTAAACAACTTCTGCTGTTGCAAGTGTAGATACATCTCTTACAGTTTGACCCACTAACGGTTCAAATGGTTCTCCGTTTAAAAATTTTGTGTTTCTATAACTAATATATCCATCCCAAACGTCTACTATAGTTTGTGTTTTATTTGTTTGTTCAAAGGTTAAACCTATATTGTTTGGATCATCTAAAAAGCCAACTACAGGCACGTTTGTAGGTCTTACTCCTAAAGCCCCTGATGTACTTCCGGACAATAAGTCGGCTGTATTGAAGTTTCCAATTACTGTGTCAACTTTTACTGTTAAGCTATTTGTAACTGTTTCTAAAACTCTTACAGATGCTCCAGTGTTAGCTTGCACTAAAACTTCATTTTTCACAAGGTCTATAGGATTTGTAAACGATATAGTTGTAGTTGTATCTGGAAGATTGTTAATATATAAATTCACTTCACTGCCGATTGTTACAGCAGGGTCAGAACTTAAATCTGCCGGAACTCTAACTACAAATTTACGCGAAAGTATAGGATCTGTATTTCCAAAAGGTCCTGGCGAACCTTGGAACGACAGAGTTTGTATAAAATTGTTTAAAACATTTTCACTACTTTGCACATTTGTTTGGTAATCTAAACTTTGATAATAATAGTTTCCACTGCTTGTACTATCACCACCGCTTATCTCCGAAATAATATCTGTGTAAACTAATCCTAAAGCAGGATCACTATTAGTTTCTCCTACTTGATAGTTTTCTCCTGTTCTTATAAACCAGTAACCGCCATATTTTTGTGAAGTGTCTGTATCTTCACCAGGACCGACTCTTTCATATTCACCAACAAAATCATTACCATCAATAAACAAACTGTTTTCTCTAGGAAATTCACCGTTTACATCATTAACATAAATTGTTACTTGTGCATCTTCGTTGTGTGTGTAAACAACATTACCGGTAGCTCCTGCTGTAGTAACTGTGTCTCCAATTTGCGGAATATTATTAGATGCATCAACAAAAAGTATGGCATCTACTTTATAAAAAATAGTGTGTGCAGATTCTATAAACTGTTTATCAATATGGGGTACTGTTCCAGCAAAAGGAGCCAAACTTGTTAAATTAATTTGTGTTTGATTTGCATTAGCAAGACTGTTCCATCTTAAAAATAATTTATCATCTACTCCAGATCCTCCATACATGTCTTTTGGTGCTTTTACCAAAAAGTGATCTGTGGTAATATTCTTAAATGGATAATCGCCAGTTAATAACACAGGTATCTTTTCACTGTCCTGTCCTATTAAATTTAAATCATAGTTTATTTGAGCTACGCTGTCAAAACTTGAAAATTCAATATTAGTTACAGCACCTAAAATATCTATATCTGCTTGCCAAAGACTATTGTTAAGCCTAACTATATCTCCTGCGTCATAGTTTGTAGAACCGTCAAAAGTTTCTTTAAAATCTGTTCGCACATTACTAGCTTCTGGTGCACCTACTAACAAATACTTTCCGTCTTCACTAAGTGATACACTGTATCCAAATTTTTGTTCAGCGGCAGATATATTTGCTGTTGGCTCAAGAACCTGTTGTAATTGATAGTTTAAACTATTGCTTGATCTATTATAAACAAAAACTTTTCCATGTTCATTACTAGGTGCTCCGACTGCCATAATAACATTTCTATCATCTGCAGCTATTGATGCACCATAGTTGTGTCCTGCTCCTGTTTCCGTATTGCTGATTTCTTGCAATGGATCAAAACTGTTTTTATTTTCTAATACTGCCCACTTTCCGTTACCTGCGTCGTCAATCCATATTTTTTCATTTTTAGAAATTTCTTGCTCTGCTAAAATATTAGCAGAAGTAATATCTTCTTGTCTTACACTAATTAATTTTGTAATAAGTCCTGAACATTTTTCTATTTCATTGACGCTGTCTGTGCTTTCAAACACAATGTTATTAAGCGAAACACTTTTAACTTTGAAAAATCCCTCTAGAGGATCTGTTGTTTGTGATAATAATAGTGTGCTATCATCGGGTCCTGCCGGATTAAACGATGTTACTGTAACATCTGTTATACCTAGTATATCACCTGTGTTTATATCCAACGGAGTTTTATCTACTTTAACTGTAAATTCATTACTACCCGGTGTTATAGATTCAATAGTGTAATCGCTTATAGTGTGTTGTAATACTGTCCAGGTTTTATTGTAATTTTGTACCCAAACATATCCTTGATTTTTTATATCAACAAAATTTAAATTAAGTATATCGTCGTAGACTCCTACTGTTACGTCTACATTTTCAGGATTAACAAACCCAGCATCTTTTGTATAACCTTTACTAATATATGTTGTAGGGAAAGGACTATGATCGTAATTATTAGATTTAAGATATGTTTCATATTCTTTAATTCTATAAACTAAATCTGTTTCTTGTTGCCCTTCATTAGTAAGCAAAACTGGTTGGGGGTCTAATCTAAATTTATTTTCATCTAGAGTATACTCAACTTCTTCGAAGCCTTCGCTTGCTCCGTACTGTCCATCTTTTACTGCCCATTCTTCATAGAAACTAAGACTGTCTTGATTTGCACTTGCTAGAGCATCAAACAATTTGTTTAGTGCATTTTTTGTACCTTTGTCTAGTATAAATCCTTGATAAAACTTATACTGACTTACATCATCATTGATAATATTTTCTAGGTACTGACGCTTTTGATAACCTATTAAATGCTGTGCTAACCTTTGTTGTTCGGTATCAAAATTATCACTATCTAAATCATAAAAATCTGCAAACTGATTTATTTTGTAATCAAAATTTGTAAGCAGTCCCGGTATAGGTTCTTTAGCAAGTCTATTCCAGTCATCTGAGTCAAAAAATTCTTTGCCACTTACCTTCTTATCAGCACTATAGAAAAATTCTTTATACTTAACTAAATCACCGATACTATAATCTTTCCAGGCTTCCCATTCTGTAGGTCTAGCATTATCATATATGAATCCAGGAATATTTAAACTACCATTCCAATTATCAGTTCTGTAACCTAATACCTTAATTCTTTCTTGTCTATAACCAGGTGCAGCATCATAAATTATATCATCAAATACAGTTTTATTATCTAATAACACAACATGTTCTTTTTGAACTAATGGTAATCTAATATTGTATATTCCGTCAGCAGTGTTTACTACCCTAACAGTACATTTGTTGTCTACGCCTTTTTCTATTCGTAAAAATTCAGGTTCTAATTTTTTACCATCTGCTTTTAACACACTGTATCCATAAAAATTATGGAATATATCATCTACTACACTAAATTCTGTGTTTAGAATTATTTTATTTGCGCCAGGAGAAAGAGTTAGTAATGCTCCTGCACCCCAATTTTGTGTGGTCCAGAACATAAACTGTTTTGCAGTTGTGTTCCAATCATTAACTACGTTTGAATTTTCTATTCTATCTTCAAAAACAAATCCTTGTAGTACAAGATATTGGCCGTAGCCTAAAAGGAAATCAACTACTTCTTGAATTGTAGAAAAAACGCTACCGTAATTTAAAACTGTTTTCTTGTTTTCATAAATTTTCGAAAATGTTGCACGTCTACCACCAACTGTGGGTAGTGCAGGTAGTCTTACAAATTTGTCAGTATCTAATGTAGTTTCAGAAGTATGCGTTTCTTTTGCACGATAATAAGAACCGTTATCTAAAACAATTTGTCCTGTTGCATATGTTTTTCTTTCTGCAAAATTAACAAACGGTTGTGATACACCTCCTATGTCAATTACAGGATCATTTTTTTGTTTTACTGGCTTATAATATGTAAAACTAGGATTAGTATCGTCATAACCAGATATAGAATAACCATTAATTAATTTTTCAATAATTACACCACTATAGTTTATTGTTTCTATAGGACTACTAGTATTCAAAATTAATTGATAGTTTTCTGTTGGAATAAAAACATTTCCTTCATTGGTAGGAGTTCTACTATCTAGTATAAGTCTAAATTTATCTTTATCAGAATACCCTGCAATCTTAGCACCTATTTGATTAGTAATAGATTTTAAATTTGATTTATATTGTGTGTAAGAACTTGTGGTATTGCTGGTCATATAGTTTGCAACATAATTTACCAATCCACTTGTAAATACCTGTTCTGTATCTTCAATAGTGTTTGGAAAAATTAAGTTGCTTAATTTTGTTTGTATACCAGTATCACCGTATACAATTTGATTTGCTAGATTTCGCTTTTGTCTTTGCCGATCAAATCCTGTAGAAAAAATACTGTTTGGTTGGTTTAAAATCCAACTAATGAAAACACTAAAAGGATATTCGCTACTTCTTCTCCAAGCAGATTCTATAGGTCCTCCATCTCCATATTTCCAATTAGAAGAAATGTCTCCTGGATTAAAACTTACTGCAACTCCACTAGCATTAGGATCTAACAATTCACCTTCATCATTTACAGGCAAAATGCTATACAAGTTAGGACGAACATATTTAGGATGAACAACAATTGGCTTGTTAGGTTCTCTTACTATTCCATCTCGCATATCGTTCCATAGTAGTTTATTATTCCTTGTGTAAGGTGCTGGTCCGTACTGTGTTTCCCACCAAGTAGGTTTAACACTAAATCCTAACATTTCCCAAGGATTGGTATGAGGGCGATCAGTATCATATGCACGTAGATATGCCTGTCTCCAATATCCTGGAAGTGTTCCTCCTGCATAAGAAGTAGCATTAGAATAATTCCAAGTAAACGGATTATTCCTATTAAATGTACTGTTTGTTACATAATTACCGTCAACTAACTGATTCCATTGCAAAAAGTCCTTTGTCATTGGGTTATCTATTTGTTGTTTAGAAAACCCTGTATCCCGAGAATCACCGCTTAGAAAATCATGAATGTCTACAAGTGTTGGATCATACTTTATTTTGATATTATTGTAAATTCTTTTTTCTAATTCTAATAATAGATTATCTCTAAAATCATCAAATGCTACAAACTTACTTCCGTCATGCCCTTCTATAACTTTTATATTATTAGATGTAGTGCTGTCATTGTAAATTCTCGGAATATATGCAGGATACATTCCTAATTTAGTTGGAGTAGGTGGCATAAAACTACCATTAGTACTATCGTATTCGTATATTTCAATTACATCACCTATACTCTTTGTTGACGTAACTACAGCAAACCCTTCACTATTGAAAGTATAATCTATACCATGAACAAGTTGTATACCGTTTTGGTAAACTTGAACTGCTTTTCTGCTTAATTCATCTAAGGAAAAAATCTGAGATAAAGCAAAAAATTGTTCGTCTATATCTTCAATTTCAAATGCTGTTGTTGTGAAGCCACCTTGTGGCACCATGTCACTAAAGTAAAACGGCATAGCAGAAGTTTTATCTTTATTCATTTCTTTGAGGATAAGATCTACGTGTTGTTTTGTAGGTCCTTCGTATCCAAGTGTATTTGCAACTTCTAAAAATTGTCTTTTAAATTTTCCGTATTCCCTTTTCGCAAAGCGTAATGCTTTTACGACATTACTTTCGTCTGAAATTAGATGATATAAAGATAAATTTATTGGACCACTATGTTTTAGAAATTTTCTTCCATAGATATTAAGTTGTCCTAGATCTCTTAAATTACTTGGTCCTGGAAAAATTCCTGAAAAATTATTAATTTCTTCTACTATAGAAGCTACATGATCATTAACTTCTCCTAGAGTAAATTCATTAAGATTTTCGTTTAGAGGATTTTTTTCTAAATTTGTTGGAATTTCATAATATCCATTTTCATTTTTTGGATATTTAGATCTTGTTTTAATTAAAATTACGTCATCTAAATTTAGATCTTGTATAATACTTATATAAGATCTATTGTTTGCATCTTGATTTACTGTAAAATCTATATTTTGATTTAATAATTTATTGTTAAGATAAACCCTTATCCATAAGTCATTTATAAAATCATTATTATCATACACATCTATGTAAAAATTACTAGTAGTATTATCAAAAATATACTGTCTTAATACATTTTGAGTACTTAAATCTGCAGACTTTGTCCAGCCGTTAATATAAGAAAAAGTAGTTCTATCTGTGTATTTTCTTAAATATCCTGTGTCAGTTGTTTTTGTAAATAAATCTGTTCCAATTTGATATGTAAAAGAATCTTGTAATAAATTAAATTCATAAACAATATCACCAACATTTTCTATACTACGATAGGTTAAGGGAAAACCTAATTCACTGTCAGTAGCTCTAGTTCCTACTTTGTATGAAAAAATATTATTTCCAGAAAAAGTTGTAGAATTATACACAGTTGTATCGGCAAAACTTTTTCCAGTATCATCGTATAATTCAAATAAAGGTTGTTGATTGACTTTTGTTTTTCTTTGTCCTTGTTTCCATTGTGTTCCATTATAGAAGAAAAATTCACCACTGTATTGTGTACCAAATTTTACAAGCACAGTTTCATTTTCTAAGGGAGCGGAGTCTGTATCTTCTACAAGCGATATTTGTGTTTTATTTTTAAAGTTTATAAATCTTACTGTATAAATTTTTCCTGACACAAGTAAATCTTCATCCGCTGTGAATAAAACACGCATACCATTAGTAAGATTAACTCCGTCAATGTTATATCCTTGAGAACCTTCTATAGTCGTAAATATATCTTTAGTAAATGTGTCAACTAAATCTACATCTGCTTTTGTTCTAGTTCCAAAATTATATAATTTTATATTTGGGTCAAATTCAATAATAGGTCTCTTAGCTCTTGAAGATTCGTCAATTGAAATATTTGTACCTAATATTCTCGACGTTTCTTCGATAACATCTTTATGAAACCACCTATTGTATCTGCTCCATAGATTTCCGTCATTGCTTGCTCTATTAATTACAATATAATCTTTGTTTACTGGATATCCTAATGCTTCACTGAAAGGAAAGAAATCAAATTCTTGATTATCAAACGGTACAACAATGTCATCTGTAAACAATCCACTTACAGTTAAATCATCTTGGCTTACTAGTCGTATTTTGTCGCCAACACCTTCAACATACCATTGTCCTGATGCATATTTTGCAGGAGTTATTTCGCCTGCAAATTCTAATTTCATACCATTTGAAAACGTCCACCCGTCAGCAGTTGTATAACTTTTTTTACCTATAATGTCTTTTTCTACGTCTAAGAATGTATTTTCGTCAATATCAAATATTCTTATAAATCCACTTACATTTGGATCATTTTTTGAAATGTAATATAACTTATCCGGTGCCGTATCAGGAATAGTAAACTCAATTATTCCCTTTTCAATAAAAACATTAGATATTGTGTTACCGTCTGCATCTGTTTTTGTTATTCCAGTTTCATATATCAGTGACGAATTTACAGCATCGCCAAACTGTAGACTTGCTAGAGCTTCTTCTTGGCTCACAGGATCTTTGATAAATCCGCCTGCATCGTACAAAGTACCGTCTTGGTCATAGAAAAATAGATCAAATAACCCATCGCTTCTTATACCATCTGATGTTTCTACTATTACTGCTTCGCCCGGAGTAAAACTTTTTTTAGTTGCAAACGCAATAGGATAACTAGGCGTATTAATTTCAAATCTATAAGTTTGTCCTCTGTATAGTTTTAGTGTCGGATTATTGGTTTGCCCATCTGGATTAAAAATGTAAGTTAAATTATCTACATTGTCATTTAATTCAACTGTGTAAGTACTAGTAACTCCTTTTGCTTGACCAGTTACTGTAAGTAATTCGGGTCCTGCTGGCAACCAATAATATTCTCTATAGTTTGTAAACTTATCCCAATCTATGTTAGGATTCCAAGTGTAAAATTCTTGTGCGTTTAAATTACTATGATTATCTGTGTTTCCGCCTAAAAACTTTATAGTGTTTATGTAATCATTATAATCTTTGTAAAAGTCTATGTTATTGAGATTGTCTTTAATTACAGCCGCAGGTTCTAACTGATAGTCTTCTCTGCTTTTTGAAACAGCACCAACATAATTATCACTAGGTAAGAATGCTTTTGTAGCCTTTCTACCAATGTAACCATTTAATTTTTCAGCAACGCCTGGCTGTATTAATTGGTCAAGTGTGCTTGATAAAAACTTACTATTGAAAGAAGTTCTAAAATATCTTGGTAAGTGGTTTTCACTTTTTCTTCTTATACTATTGTTTCCGCCTGGAAGTGCTGGTTCCTTTTGGTCATTATCGTAAGCCATTAATAACTACTGCCTCCACTGCTACTGCTTGAACTGCTTGAACTGCTTGAACTTGTTGATCCGTTGCTTGTGCTAGATGTAATACCTGCATTAACTGTTGTTCCAGATGTAATTACAGTGCCGCTAGCATTTAGCCTACTAGCTGTAACAGCATCGATAATTTCTAAATTATTAACAGTTGCACCACTTATAAAGATTTCATCTACTTCTGATTTTATTTCTTGTAGAGATCCAAAACTCTGTGTTTCTTGTTCCGGTACTATTACAAATGTTACAATATCCGGCGACAGTTGATTCATCACATATGTCGCTAGTTCAGTAAAATAAAACTTCTCTCCAAAGTCCCAATTTTCTAGTGCAAAAAATTGATTAATAGCACTTATGACTCTAGATTTAACGTCATTGTCATTTAAAACTAGATCAGGATTTTTAACAATTTTAAATTTTGCTTGCAAATCTAGGTCTGCCTTTGATCCAAATAATACTTTATACTTAACTGGATGAAAAACAATTTCATCACTTAATGATTTGATTAAACTTAGTTGAGGATAATAACTTAAGAATAAACTATCACTTGACGGCGGTAAAGGTTTGGTAGTTATTGTACCGTCTAGGAATTTTCTAAAACTAGTGTCGTAATTTCTTGTTAACAAATATGTGTCAATAATATTACTTGCGCTAGGATCAATACGTGAACTAGAATCTGCAGCATGTATGTACTGGAATTTAAGTTTATCTCTACCAATCTGCGCACGATAGTTTACATTTTGTTCTAGAGCACCTAAAGTTTCGTTGTAAGAATTAAAAATGTTTTCGTTTACAAAATAAAATATTTGTCCGTTATTGTAAGAACTTAATGCACCTACAGCATCTTTTGTTTGCAGAACAACAATATTTTCTATTGCATTATCAACATAATTGAAATCTTCAACACCATCAGTAGTTAATATTTTCTTTTGGAAGACGTATTTTTCTAAAGGATTTGTATCTTCGTCTACTATAACATCAAAAATATCAGGATCATCAACTACACCATCTTCATCATCATCAAAAAATGTTACTTCTACTTTTTTACTGTTTACATAACCTTCTGCGTCACGATATTCTTTAGTTATTTCCCAATCGTAATTAACAGTAAAACTGTCAACACTGTCTGGTTTGTTATTGTTATTTAGAACTGTGATTTTATCTTTTACTATTTTTCCTGTTTGGTTGTTATAGATTTTATCACTGCTGTCATAATAAAAACGTATTTCTTGATCGCTTTCAAAAACGTATCTAGATCCTCTATATTCTATAGTATAAGTTTCACCATCGTTTGTAAACAAAAGTAACCAACTCGCATCAAGTTGTGCATTTGTACTGTCGCCAGTTTTACCAGTATTAAATTCTCCTGTAGAATTTAAATTATTTTCAGTAATCACACGCCACTGTCCAAGATCTACATCAAATCTTAAACCAAATGTTTTATACGCAAAAATTTGATCTATAACTTGTGTTTTGATATCTGCTTCAAGTGCTTGAGGAAGAAAAGGCTTTATTTCTGTTAAAATTGCATCGCTAGGTATTATATCATTAAATGTTACAGGACCTATACCATCTGTAAGTTCTGTACCGTTGCCTAAAACATTAACAACTTTCACCCATTTATAAGTTCTAGAATTTAGATGATCTGCTGCTCCGCTCATTAGAGTTCCATCTGGCATAAAGTGCTTGCCTGTAGGAGCCTCAAATTTTAATAACGATCCTGGTTTTACTAATTTTAATACACTGGTGGTAAAGTTCCCTAACAGTTGTCTAATCTCATTCACGTTTTTAAAGTAACCAGTAGATAAATTTGTATCTGTACTAGTTTGCACCCAAGAAATATTTAGATCAGCAGTGTCTACTTTAGGAAATTTTACAAGATAATAATTTTTAACTGTTTTGCTTGATAATATTGGTTCAATAGTATTTGCAATTATTCCTTCTACGTCTGTTTGCGATATAAATGTAAAACTTTCTAAATTTCTTGTAAATTCTTTGTATATTACACCGTCGGTTCCAAATAAATTAGTTTTAGAATATTTTCCTGTTGCATCTAGTAAATCAAAATATCTACTAATTCCGCTTGCAGTTCTGTTTACACTTTTTGTTTTGATAATCTCTTGGCTTATTCCAAGCGGCCCAATTTGATAATCTTCTGCTGTAACTAGTCTATTCTGTGTATAATAAGTTGCAGGAGCTCTTTGTCTGATATTAGCATTTGATTCTGATGTTGAAGCATTATCTACAGTGTCTTGCAAACTAAAGGTCATTGTTAAAGTTTCTTGTTTGCCGCTTCTAGTTAGATAATTTACATCAATGCTTATACCGCGCATGTCTTTAGGGTCTACTACAAGTCTACGATTTTTACTTGTTCTGTAGTATACTCTAAAACTTCCTTGTGGTAGATTTCCAAAAACACCGTCTGAAAATATAACACTGATTCTATCATCTATTCGTGTAAGTACACTATAGATGTTTCTAATGTTTTTATTGATACTGTTATAGATAACATTATTACCTTCAACTGCATCTAGTTTTGTCCATTGTTCAATTTCATTTCCAAAACTATCTAACTTGTACAACCAAACGTCTGAGTTGTTTACATTTGTTGCATCAATAGCAACTACTTGATTAGAGCTAGGATTTGTAATATTAAATGTACCTTGATCTAGTGTACCTTGTCTAAAGTGACAGAAAAATCCATTGTTAGAACTTGAAGGACCTCTACCATCATTTCTATACAAAAACGCAAAATTGTTTCCAGGGAATGGAGATTCTTCTGAAATGATACCTTTATTGATATCAGTACTTACTATTTCAAATCTAGTTGTAGATCCATCTACAGGCTTACTAAAACTGTATGCTGGAACGTCAGTATTGGTGCTGTTAAATCTATATTGTTCTGTAGGTATTCCGTTGACTGATTCTTGTTTTACCGGTCTACCAAATGTACCGTTAACAGGAAGTCCTGCATTTAATACTTTTATAAACTGTTCAAACCAATCAGGATTACTAGGATCATTCCAAAGTATTGTTTGATTTTCTAAATTAATATTGTTACTATCAAAAATAGTTTCTGTACTCTGTACACTTTCAATTTTTAGTAAACCGTTTGCAGCTTGATTACGCTTAGGATTATAGGAAAGCAGTCTTGCAAGTCGCAACACACTTTCTCTTCGTTCTGCAAGTTCGAGATAGTTTTCTCTAGCATTTAGATCCACCCTGAATGCTAAATTTTGTCCAAGATATGCAATAAGGTCAATTAAAGCAAGATATTCAGAACTTTCAATATAATCGTTAAAATCCTCAGGATAGTTTTCTCTCAAATACGAGATCATTGTCCTGCGTAAATTGTCAAAATCATAGCTCTGGAAATCTGCATTTCTATAGCTTTGATAAATGCGTTTCCAGTCTTCAGCTACTAATAATCTATTTTGTCTATCTGTTGATGACATGTACTTTTTCCTCTATACAATATTTAGCAGAATGAATAATATGCGTAGTTAATTATGTATTTAAAAAACCGTTGTTCTGGTCAAAAGTCAAACGCATTTGTTCTGATATATTATATGGTAGATATGTTAAATTAACTTCAACCTGCAAACCACTTTCATACTGGTCTACTATGATATTATTGACTTTTACCCTACGGTCATAATTAACAATATTAGAAACATTTTCTATTATGGCTTTTTTCATATCATCTGTAAATGGTTCAAATAATGCGTCCCATATTATTGTGCCAAATTCAGGATCGCTTAGTTTTTCCCCTTGACGTATATGAAAATGATTGATAATATCCTGTTTAATTAAAGCAAGATCGTACAAAACTTTAGTAGAATTACCTGGATTTACAGTGCTTATGCCACGATATGTTCTTGAACCGGGTATATCTGATTTTTGTTTTCTAGCAGAAGGTACTGTAATTTGCTTGTACAACTGTTTTTCTAAATTGCTCATAACGTATTTACCTTAACTTCCTTTCCTGAAAGTATCTGCAACTTTGACATATTTTGCTTCGAAATTATTTTTGTAATCATTACCGTTGCTGTCTTTTTCTATAAGTGTATTTTCAGGATTTTCATTGTCTGTTTTAGCCGGAACAAACTGTTTAGGATCAAGATTTTCATGTCCAAACCAAGGTTCGTGCTGTGGAGTTCTTAAAGGTGTGTAAGCAGGTGTAGCAGTTGGGCCATTCATATGAATAGCATCTGGTGCAGTTTCTTTGTGCGTTTGGGTTGCATTGATATGAGTATTTTTTGCAGATATTCTTCCATCATTGCCTGCTTTAAGACAAATGTTTCTACCTGCTGTCATTATAATATCTCTATCTGCAGAAATATTCAAATCATTTTTTGTGTGAACACTTACACTATCATTTGCGAATATATCAATTTTACCATTGGCTGTCATTTCAATCCAAGTAGTACCTTTGGCATTGCCTATGTAAATTAAATCTTCTGTGTTGTGCATTAGTATTTGATGACCGGTTCGTGTTCGCCATCTTGTTAGTTCATTGTGAGGAAGGCTAGGATCACCGACTTCATTTTTCTCAACACTTGCATACTCTGGAGGACCAGCATTATCTCCACTTGCAGGAGACTTTCTTAATAAAAATGGATCACCATCATCCATTACAAAACTAGATCCGCCCAATCTACTGAAGGGCACTTGGCTTCTTGCAAATTTTTCACCATACGCAGCTGTAGGTTTACCTTGCCGTCTATCATGAGGTCCTGGTGTACTCATTCCAAATACCATACTTGGTATTTCTCTTCTTGCACTGCTTGTAGTAGTTCCTCTAACAGTGTCGCCTATAAGTCCCTGTGTATCTAAAACATTACACTGATCAGTATTACAAGGTTTTATATATTTTGTAGGATCTCTGCCCACAGCAGATTCAAGCTCTTTGTTATATTCGCCTACTGGTTTTGGATTTGTTTTATCTTCATCATTATAGGTAGTTGAAGCATTGCCAGGCATCATAAAGTTCATATATTTGTCCTGTACGCAACCAATCCAGTATCCGTAACCTATGTTTTCTTCCATAGCAAGAACAATTACTTTAGTTCCTACATCTGGGGGTATCGCCCAAAATCCATAACTTTTTTGTGTGTAATCAAATCCAGGATTTGCTTTAACTCCTTCTCTAGGAGTCTGGCCCATAAAAGGACTTACATGATAACATGGTAGCAGGTATCCACTGCTGTCACCAGGATTTCCAGATTCAGTAATTTTTAAAATATCAACTTCAACTCCGCCCATGTATTCAGAATCTAGATGATTTACAATTTTTCCAATAAATGGTCCAGCTCCCTTCATCCAGGAAGGACGACGCTGTCTTGTAAATTTATTTCTACTCATATTCTATCCTTACTCCATTAATCAGGAAAATCATCTAGAAAAGGTGAATTGTTTCTTGCTGCTCTTCTAGCTGCCTTAGCATCTATTCTTTTTTGAACTTCAGGACTCACAGGTCTATTAGATTGAGCTGCACTTCTAGTTCTAGTTGTAGATCCACCGCCCGATTCTGTTACTGTTGTTGTGCTTCTTGTAGAAGTTGTTGTTTTAGTTGTTGCTGTTTCGGTTGTATTAGTATTGTTCTCTTCGGTCACTGTTGTTGTTGCTTCACTAGATCCTTGACCTTGGCTAGTATTCGCACTGGCTGGTTCTACAACAGCATCTTTAAACATTAAATTGTCTTCTGTTGTTGGTTCGGCTGTAGTATCTTGACCTGGTTGATTACGTCTACGTATCATTTGTAAATCTTGAATAAACATTCCATCTGAAAATTTATTTGAAACAAACAAAACTTGATATAATCCACTAAAGGCTCCGACAGGTTTAGTGCCAAGACTTGGAAAATCCATTCCACCTTCTTGATTTAAATCTAATGGTGTTCTAAAATTTAATGATACATCAACTTCAGAACTTTGATAATCCATTGTTCCGTCTTCGGTAATGTTAATTATAGGCGTTTCCGAAGCATTATAATTTCCCATTCCACTATCTGCTATGTAATAAGGATCACCCCATATAGTCATATTTGCTTTTACTAAATCAACATTACTATTAACCAAAGCATCGTTAAAATCCCTAGCAATACTTGTTGCGGTCCTATCAGGAAATCCTCCACCTTCTCCACCAGATTCTGATTTTTCACTGTCATTAGTTGTAGCGTTTCCAGAACTACTAAAATTGCTAGTGTCACCCGTAGCAGTTTCTTTCTTTTCTGTGTCTGTAGCGTTCCCACTACTTTCAGATTTGGAGTCTTTTTCACCTCCTTTATATTCGCCAGCAAAAGGTGTAATAGCAACAAAAAATGCCTTATCAAATTCAATATTAAAATCTAAAACATCATCATTTTTACCAGTATAGATATAATCATATTCTTTACATGCCTGTCGTTTTAATTGTTCTATACCTGGACTTGTTTTGCTTGGAGGACTATACCGTGAAATATGTGCTTTGTAAGGGACTACTCTATATACATAAACTTTTGGAAACTCTCCTGTTTGATCCATTTGATCGTAATTGGTTACTTGATAAACATCAACTTCAATTTTAAACCAAGGTATCATACCATTTTCATCAGGCACTGCTTCAGATATCTTTTTTCCGTAATCACTGAGAATTATAATTTCTTCAACAATTTCTTGTATTCTTGTTCCTGACTTGAATGTAAGTGTTCTACCCTTATCACTTATTGTGATATTTCCACGTTTGAAAATTCCCGTGCCAATTGTTCGATTTTTACTAGGTGGTCCACCTGTTTGTTTTGTTTCTTCAACAAACTTAGGCCTACCAAAAGGTTGTTTTCCTCCATCAAGATAAGACTGTACAAGTTCTGATTTTCCAATATCATTCATGTTATCTTGATTTTCAGCATTTTCTCTTATAGCTTCGCCTATGCCTGAACGTTTTACTACTACGCCAAGCAGTTTGCTCAATTCAGCATCAAAGTCTGCAGGTACATTTGCATCTTCTAAACCTGTTATGCTTTGATAAATTCTTACCTTTTCGTCTTTGTCAATATCTCTTTGCTCAAATTCTCCATTATTAAGACCTTTGTTTGTTGTAGCACTTTCTGTGTCTGCTTGTTCACCTAATAATTTTTCTTTGCTAGATGCACGTTCAGTAGGAAACATAATGATATATTCATCTGGCTGAACTACTTTTTTATCGGCTTTCTTTTTTTGTTGATATTCGTTCATGGAAGAAGTTAAACTAAATCCACCGCTTTGCAATAATTCTGCTACAGTTCTACCTTTTAAATTTACATCTGTTTTGATATTTTGTATTTGATCTGCAAGTCCTTGTTCGTGCCAAGGTATTGCTGTTATGTTATATTCACTGCCGCCTTCTGTAACTTGAAAGTCTATGTTAACTAATTTTATTGGATATATTCTGCGCAGGTTTGGTTTGGTAATTTGGTTACCATTTACGTCCCATCCTTTGAAATCTATTGTTATACAGTATGGAGCTTCTAGATAGTTTTTATAGTCTGCTTGCACTGCGGCTACTTGTAGTGTTTGCAAAAACAACCCCATACTATAAGGTTCTGTTACTTTGAAACTTATATTTGTTGCATTAGTTTGCTTAGTTTTACTTGCAAGTGAAATGATTGCTTCAACTTCAAGATTGTCTATGTAATACTCTATTTGGCCGTTTTTCTCGTAGATAGTAGTTGCTTTGTTTTTACCTAGTCCGCCACCAGAACGACAAATCATTACTTCCGGATCTCTTACTCTATAGGTCTTATCAGGAAAATTAACTTCGTTGTTATTAAGAACTCCTAGACCTATCACATAATTGTAACTTGCAAAGTCTCTTAATTCATTTGGAAAGGGCGGTCCCGACTTACTTGTAATACCAAGTATCCTATTGAATCTTTGTAATTCCTGTTCATTCCAACGCTGTACATCTCTGTAATCAGTTGGTATTTTTATATTTGGTTCAATGCTTGCAGCAGGTAATTCTGTAACTGAACCAGCAACACTATCTGCAACACCATTTACATTTATATTTGCACTTGTTTGGATAGCAGAACTTACAGTTGCAGCTTTGTCTTCAACAAAATCAGAAACTGTTTTGCCTAGTCTTTGAGCTTGCTGTAACAAGTTCTGCGGTGAAAAAGTCATTTAAATTCCTAGTAATCTTCTTAGGTTTCCGCCTTTAGGCAGAAAAATTTCTGTACCTGCTTCAAAATCAAACACAGGATCTTTGATAGTATTAATATTCCTTTGAGCAAATACCCACCATAGATTATGATCACCATATAAGTCATATGCAAGTAAGTCTGGTCTGTGTGTATACTGCACTTCAATCACATATGGTATGTCATCTGTTTCTGCTGGAATAGGACGTATTTTTAAAAGGTCTAAATATTGTCCATTTTTTGTTTTTGTATCACCCCAAGGACTGTTAGAACTATACTTTGCCATTAAATAAATCCGCCTCTACCTATATATCCACCTTTGACAAATTGATCTAGGCTAAATGATTCAACTGCTCTTCTGCTGTATATCGGTTGTACTGTTGCCTGTATGTTACTTCTTGTAGGCACCCAGGCACCATTGTCTCCATAACCAGGAACTTTGATATAATCAACATCCTGATTAAGTTCTACAGCAAAACTTGTAATTACAACAGGTACATCTTTAAACACGTAATCTCCGTATCCATTTAGTCTAACAACCGGAGGTGGTGATCCAACATTACTTGTTTCTCCGTAACTCATTTTTGTAATACTTCTTAGATAATGGATCGCGGCAATCCAATATGCTCCTTCGTAGTTGTTTTCTACGTAAAAATCTCCAACAATACTAAATTGATCAATTCTGGAGTTCTGGTATGCGAAAAAAGGATAATTACTATGCACTGGCTGTATTGGGCTATACGAAGCAGAGTGTGTAATATAGATTTGCGGAGTGTACGGCCAAACTAGCCCGCCGCTTTCGACCAAAGGTGATAAAATTGCACCTGGGCCTGCAAATCTTTCGTAATTTTTAGGTAAAGATAATTTGACACGCCAATCAGGGTTTTCATTAGATGAAGTAGCAGATACAAATTCAAAATCTTCTGGCTCTGCATCAGGTAAAAGATTGAGTCCTCGTAATGCTTTACCAAATCCTGTTGAACTTACAAAATCCTGTACACGCTGTTTTGCTCCTGAAGCAAGACCTTTGATGTTTTCAGAACCTGCAAACTGTGCTACAGATGCTGCAGGATCTACGCTACTTTTAGCGTTAGCAGCTTTTTGTAATTGTCCTGCAAGACTAGCAGCGCCTTTTGCTATATTGCCTACGCCAACTGCATTACCTAATCCGTCTGTTATATTAGCCATAAAAAATACCTTTCCTATAAAGTATTTAGTTGACTTTATTAACTACGTAGTTTATAATAACATAAATGTTTGGAGAAAATATGAGAAAAATTAACTACTTGAACAACAAAGACATATTGTCTGAGATACACAAATCAAAAAGCAATTTTTGTAGCTTTGTTGACCCTGAATACCATCAATATGATATAATTTTACCTACTGTAGAAAAAATTAACATTAGAACCATTGCAGAAGCAAAACGCAACAAAGCAAAAAGACTCCAACACAAGGATTTTGAGGCTAGAAAACAACAAGGCGAAAAAGTCAAACTTGCAGAATGCGAAATAGACTATCGAAAGATAGAAAAAGACGAGTTAATTTTCAGAATTATGACGTATGATCACATACCAGAAGAGCCAGGACGTAAGAAAAATCCTAAAACTGAAGCAGATCACAAGGTAAAGTTAAACTTTCCGCCCTTTCAACACTATAAATTTAATGATAATGATGAATTAATTTGTGTGGGCAAAAGTCACTGGCAAGGTGGTATGGAAAACGGATATTTTAGTCAAGACCACGGAAAGGCTACTAATAAACTAGCACTGATGTGGATGAAACTGTGTGATAGATATGCAACAAGAGGTAATGTTAGAGGATATACCTATAACGACGAAATGAAAGGACAGGCTATTCTACAGTTGGCTCAGATAGGATTGCAGTTTGATGAATCAAAATCACAAAATCCATTTGCTTATTATACCGCAGCTGTTACAAACTCTTTTGTAAGAGTTATCAATATCGAAAAACGTAATCAAAATATACGTGATGATATTCTCGAAATGAATCATATGAACCCTAGTTACACTAGACAAAGTCAGGGCGACTGGGAAAATCAAATGAAACGAGAAGCAGCAGCCAAAAAAACTTCTTGACTTTGAATGATTTTTGCTTTACAATAGTATAAAATAACTGAGGATTGAACATTGTTTAAAAAGGCAGCAGTTTTTACTGATATTCACTTGGGCTTAAAAGGTAATTCTAAAGTCCATAATGATGACTGTGAAGCATTTGTTGATTGGTTTATAGAACAAGCCAAGGCAAACGGATGCGAAACAGGTATATTTTGTGGCGATTGGCATCACAATCGTAATTCACTTAACCTAACCACTATGGATGCTACTATTCGATGCTTAGAAAAACTTGGACAAGCATTTGAAAATTTTTACTTCTTTGCAGGTAATCACGATTTGTATTACAAAGACAAACGCGATGTTTACTCTGTTGAGTTTGGTAGACATATTCCTGGTATTACTATTGTAGATGAAATACTTGTAAAAGATGATGTTGCATTGATTCCTTGGTTGGTGGGTAATGAGTGGAAACAAATTGAAAAAATAAAGACCAAATACATGTTTGGTCATTTCGAACTACCAAATTTCTATATGAATGCAATGGTGCAGATGCCAGATCACGGTGAACTCAAAGCAGACCATTTCAAAAATCAAAAATATGTATTTTCAGGACACTTTCATAAGAGACAAAAACAAGGTGCTATACATTACTTAGGTAATGCCTTCCCACACAACTATGCAGACGCTTGGGACGATGACCGTGGCATGATGATTCTTGATAAAGAAAATGATGGCGAACCTGAATACATTAATTGGCCAGACTGTCCTAAGTACAGAACTATAGGCCTAAAGCAGTTGCTTGAAGATACAGATAACATAATCAAACCTAAAATGTATCTGCGTGTTACAATTGATGTGCCTATAAGTTTTGAAGAAGCAACATTTATCAAAGAAACGTTTGTTAATCAATACAAGTGTAGAGAAATTAGTCTAATTCCTCAAAAACAAATGGAAGAAATAACCACAGATGTTGATATTCAACAGTTTGAAAGTGTAGATCAAATTGTAAGTGGAGAAATATCAGCAATTGAATCAGAACAGTTTAACAAAAAGATGCTATTAGACATCTACAATGAGCTATAAATGATAAAAATCAAAGATCTAACCGTAAAAAACTTTATGAGCGTGGGCAATCAAACCCAGGCTGTTGATTTCAACAAGGAACAA